TTGCCATAGTCTTCAGCTATTTTATGTACTGTTCCACTATATTTACATTTCCAACAATGAAATATATTGTTTTTAGAATTATAAGCAAGATTGTACTTATCGCTATCTTGTCTACAAATTTTTGATTTACAATTAAATTCGTACTCTTTAAGATTTTCACCCTCTTTTTTGGGGCTTCCTAAAACCTTAGTTAAGATGTTTAAAATTATTTGAGAAGTATTATTCACTTATTGCATATTGCATTTAGTATACAAATATAAATAAATAAGAAACAATCTACAAGTAATTGTTAAAACAAATGACTAATTGTTAATATTAATTTTTAGAAGTATTTTTTTCAGTTGTTCTTCTTGTTATAATATCGCACAAACCACAAACGTAAGCATCTGTCATATCAAAATTTTCCTGAATTAATTTGTGAGTTCTTTTTGAATATTTCCAATTAATTTGAGGCTCTCTTTCAACCACCTTCTCCCAAATCATATATTTTTTATTTGGAGCGCTTTGAGGTATTACTAAACTAGGAAATACCATTTTTCTTGCTGTATTTACATTGTAATATCTTGGCTCTACATTAAACTTTTTATACATATATCCACTAATCATAGCGTTCATCATTGTTAACTTTTGAATAGTGTCTGCATTAGAAAATTTTCCTTTAAACTTTTTTAAAGGCTCTTCTATAGATATGTGTTTTATTTTACTTTCTCCATCTTCTAAATTAAGAGCTTCACTTAATTTGTCAATATGATTTATAAAATCATCTAACCTTTCAAATAAAGTTGTTTTTTGTTTAAATTTTATATATTCAAGATTGCAAATTTTATCTTCACTATTAAATAAAGCTATTCCTACTACTGTTGTTGATATGTCTAATCCTAATGTCATTTTTTTATTTTTTAAAATACATTTTTGTAAAAAAAAGTAAATAAAAAAGCCCGAAAATAATTCGGGCTTTAAACATTACAATTTATAACTTCTACATTTCTAAGTTTATTTCAAAAGTTATGGCATTAACATAGTTTTTCTCAACTGGTTCACTTAATTTTGCCACAGCTATCAATTCTCCAAACGGATTATATAATCCAACTTCCGTTACATATATAGAATCAAAATTGACAAAACCTTCTTCACTTTCTATTTGAGCTAAAGCTTTATCGGAATCCCAAGTTTTATTGTTAGATATATAAAATTCTTGTGGTAAAGCTAAGCAAACTGAAGTCATTTTAAATGATGTATCTATATCTTTAAAAGACAACAAAGAGCCTTCAGAAGTTAAATCAGATAAATTACTCCCAGTAAAATGTATTTTTGTTTTACTACCTACATTAAAATCATCAACATAAGCTGAACCGTCTGCCGTAAAGCCAGAAGTCCAAGGAAAATTATTTACAATTTGAGGGTGAGTTATAACAACATATCCTTTATCTAAAACTGCAAAACCACAAGGTATATCATAATTGTAACCACTTCTATTGTCAGGATAACCAGCATCAACAGTAACTGCATAATTTGCACTGGCTCTTTGGTCGGTGTTATAAAAATCTCTTATTTCTGTATAAGAAACAGCCCCAGGTCTATCTTTATATTCTCCAGTAGGGTCCCAAGATGTGTTAGTTGAATTATCTATTGCTTCATCTAATTCATTTCTAGTTTTACCAGTATATGGCTTGTTAATATCATCAGAGAATAAAAATACTACATTGTCTCCTATAAGAATGTTTGATTCAGACTTTAAAGCTTTCTCAGCACTATAAGTACTAGATATTAATGTAACTCCTGATAGAGCATTAGGATTTGTACTTCCACTAACAGGAACTCTAAAATTAATAGTTTGACCGTCTATAAACTCACTATATTCACTAGCTGGTATAGGAGTTATTATAATTTGGTCAACGTTTAACTGTTGAATTTCTGGGAATATTTTAGACATATCACTAGTTGTCGGAAGTGCTGATGTCTTATATGGCAAATTAAAGGACATAAAATAATTCCCTTTATTATTAGTTAAATCATCTCTGTCACATAATGTGTATACCAATTCAGTCTCTGACATAGCTTTTATTCGAGAACTTTCTCGTTGAAGAGCTACATATGAGTCTACTTTTTTTGTGAATCTAGAATCTGCAATCATTTTTTTATTATTTAATTATTTATTTATCTTGTTACAAGAGGAACGGCCCCAGGTCTTGATGCTAGAGGTCTAATAATGCTTCTAGTATATTTAAAATTTAATGAGAAAGTTCCTAAATCTCCATTTCCTATCATGTCTCTAGATGGATTTCCATAAAATTGGAAGTTAATAGTTTTACTTCTTGTTGAGCCAGTCGTACTTGTAACTACTTTTCCTTCTTTTGTTGTGTCTATCCAATTTATAAGAGCTTGTCTTAGTCCTTCGTCAAAGTTGCTCATTACTGTCCAATCATTATAAACAACATTTTGATTTGCATCATAAACAACTTGTTCCACTGGTGGCTTATCATTTAAAGCAGGTATAGGCCCTAATCTTTTAGTTCTAGGTGTAGGACTAAAGTCTTGTGCTACTTTTCTTGGTGGTGATACATTTTTTGACATAATTTTATTTTTTTAAATTGTTAAATCTGATAAGTTATTTGGGTCTGGTACTGTTTTAGCTCCAAACTTGGTAGGAGAAATCTTTTTAGAAATCATTTCAAAATCTTTCCTTTTTACTGTTTTTGCAGTAGCAGTTTCAAACTGTATAGTAACTATATTACTATCTTCTTCTATGCTTGGATAGATTATTCTCATCCTATATCCAGGATTTCCTCCTTCTGGTTCTGAAAGATTTATAACAAACTCATTATCTTTCATTACTAAATTCCCAAACACTTTTGGAAGAACGTCATACATAGCTTCTAAAGTAGGTTCATTATCAATTAAAGTTATAAGTTCTTGTGTTATAACTGTTTGTAATTTAGATAAATCTTTATTTAAATCAACAACTATATCTCTTTGACTAGTTGTATATTCTAAAGTTTCAAACTCATTACCTAAAACCGCATCTCCTGGGCTTATTAAGTTTGTTAAAGTTCTACCTTTAGCACCAGTTATATTTCCTTCATTTTCACCAGACAAATCAGGAATATCTCCAGATTGTGGCAAATCTGGTAATTTATAGTTTACATCTGGGTCTCCTAAAGAAAACCTTTCTACTTTTAATCTGTCCACTTGAGTTCCGTCAGACAACTCAACAAACCTAGGGTTGTTTTGGTCTTGAAATAAATATTTTCTTCCTAACTCTGTTAAGTAAGCTGTTGCGTAAACTGTAGTTGCTGATGTTATTGCTCCCATTTTATTAATTTATTATTTTAAAAGTCTATTTGTAATTGGAAGGTTAAAAATCTTCCTTCATTTTTTATTATTGGATAAGTAGGTTTGCCAGCAGCTACTAAATTACCAGCATTGTCTAATATTCCAACTTCTGTTATATAAGTATTATCGTCTAAGTTAGCATCATATGTAGAATTGTTTGAGCTATTGAAAGAATCATTTTTAGCAAATGTTGTTATTACAGTTTTGTAAGTTGTAGATAAAGCATCTGCTTTTACATTTCCAAAAAGAAATGATTCACACCCAAACGTAAGACCTGTTAAACTTTTGTCATCATTTGTTGTAAAAACACTATCTAACACATATGTAGTACCACTATCGTAGTCTTCTTGAGATATTATAAATTGATAACCATTTAATTTATTTGGCTCTATTGTTAAATCTGTAGTATCTCCTGTATATATTCCATTTCCAACAGAAGATGAAATTAACTTCCATTCTGTTGGGGCAACATCTTCTAAAGTTACAACTTCAGTGTCTGTTCCTAAATCTTGTTCGCTTACTAATAATTGTACTTTATTTGCATTCCAACCAGTTCCAGACAAAGAAGATGAAGCATCCATGTTTGAGCTACTTCTTAAATATGGAAATGAGTTAGTTGGAAAAGTTGCTGTTAAATATTGATTATTTCCATTATCATCAGTTTCTCCATCTATCTGCTGTATGTATCCACAATGTAAAGATTGAGGATATCCAAATGTAGAACCTGAAGAATATGTTGAATTACTTTCAGTTATATAAGTAACAAAATAAGTTTTACCAGACTTACATAAACCACTTGCTTGTGTTGTTGTAAGCGGAAACTTTGGAGTTGATGATAGATTTAAATTTAATTCAGGTAAAGTATAGTTTCTATTTGACTTATATGACATAGCTGTTAAAAGTTCAGCATCTGTTATAACTATTAATTTCAATTTATGATAAACTCTACCAACTATTTTACTAGTACTTGACACCCCATCTCTTAAGTCTCTATATGTACTATTTGATATTACATCGTTTGTAGTTACCCCCTGAACGTCATAAAGAGTTACCCCAAAACTTAAACCTCCTCCATTATTTTGAGCTGAATTGTGCCACATAATATAAGGCAAGTCAACTCTTACTGACTTTTCAACAAACTGTTCTGCATAAGTATTTCCAGTAAACTCATTTGTATAATGTAACACTCCAACAGCATTTATATTTCCACCAAAACCTAAATAAGCTTTAGTTCCATTATATTCTATAGAGCCATATGAAGTATAGCCACTAGCTGAAATTGGAGTACCTTCTATGCTTTGAGTTCTAACTATGTTCATATTCCAAACTTGAGGGTCAACAGTTGAACCAGTTCCATAATAAGTTTCTACTCCATTATATGGATAAAAATATGCATTTATAGTTTGAGCATTAGCTTCTGAAGCAAAATCAGGAGTAGGTCTATCTAAAAACATTGTGTCAGAACCGCTTGTTGCAGTAACTCTATACCATAAAGAAACTGTAGGATTTCCAGATGGAACTACTGCACTTGTATAAGTTGCTCCACTATTTTGTATTGGCTCCCAAGGTATAAAAACTAAATCTCCTGCACTTGGAAAATATGAACCTCCTGGGTTATCTAATACAACAGAAGTTCCTCCACTCATAGGTGAAGAAGTATATGTGATTGTATTAAAATTGCTTCCTAATATTTTTGTTGTATCTATTGCAGTTGTTGCACTACTTATAGTTACGCCAGTAAACATTCCATAACTACCAGTTGCTCCTGTTGCAAATTGTTTTGCAGATACTAACTGATTTCCCTCCAAAGGTATTGCGTCAGTATTGTCAAAATTTATTGATATTCCAGGTTCGGTGTCTACTGGTGATATTATTCTATTATTAGATATATCATATTTTTCAGTTCTATCTATACCGTAGTTTATCTCTCTATCAGAAAGAACTGCGCTAGTAAAGTTAAGACTTCCTAAAGAAAGTTGTCTCCTACCTTCATCTGTTAGCTTAACATTTATAAATGTTTTAGGCTCATTTAAAATATATCCCATTTTCTATTTACTCTTTTAAGGAATTTAGTATAATATAATTTCTAAACTATTAAAGTAAACTTTTGATTACATAATATTTTAAAAAAAAATAATTTCCTTAGCAATAAATAGATTATAAAAAAAAATAGAAATAATTTTATAACTTTTTTTGCTGTAATATTTATTAAAAAAAAGTTTTATAAATGGCATCTATAAATACAGGTACAACTTTGGATGTAAATCCTACACCTGGTAGGGACGTTAGGTTCGCTGCTACAAATTCTGAATCTGTTTTTACTTTTGGTAATTTTAGGCTAGATAGGGATGTACAGCAAAACTTTTTAGATAATACTGATTCACAACTATCTTTTAGTTCATATTATAATATAAATAATTCAGATTCTACAGATTTTGATGTTTTAAGAATTGTTAATACAAAAGAAAATGAATTAAACCTAAATCCAGAAGAGCCAACAAGTTATGCTTATTTTGGTTCATTTTATACAAAAGTTGCAAACGCTATAAATAGTATAGTAGACAATTTTCCATATGCTTTTTTATCTCAATCGATTTCAAGTGGAGTAACAATATATGATTATTCACACGATTTAGTTCAAAACTTTTCTAGCTTTAAAGTTGCTTTTTCTTCAATTACAAACCAAGGTAACATTATATATGTTTCTGGTCGTACAGAACAAAGCGAAATGGAAATTGACTTATTTAATGATACCGATAAGTTTGCAATTCAATTAAGTGGAGATTCGCAAAGTACAATAACTGGGGATACTTTTGTTAATGTAATACACAAAATAATTTCTTATAATTATTCTCTTGGAAATTATTTTGAATTTACAATTGAAGGAATATTACTTCCAGAAGAACCTGTTACTTCTACTGAATTTTCTTATCCATTATATATAAGACCTACAAGAGCAAGATATGGTCAGTACAAAAAAACAATTTCTAATCTAGAAGAACAACTGCTTAATAGTGGAAATTTTTTAGTTCCAAGCCCAGATACTGATACTTATGAGAGAGTTACATTTACTTGGCCTAGAACAATAGATGGTTTTGCTCCAAATAGTTATGGTTTTGAATTTGAAAATTATGCAACTTCTATATTAAATTCAGCAAGAAGTGTTGACCAAGAAAAAACAGACATAATGCTCAGGACTATGCTTCCTGAAAACTTTGTTAATTTAGATTCAGAAAATCAAATATATAGAAAGCTAACAATAACATATGCAGAAGAGTTTGATAAAATTAAACAGTATATAGACGGTTTAGCTTATGCACACTCAATTAGTTATGACGGTTCTGAAAGTATACCTAATAAATTTGTTGTAAGATTAGCAAATCTTTTAGGAGCAAAATTGCCAAACGCTTTTAGTAGTGAAAATATACTAGATTATTTAGCTGGTGAGGTTGATGAAACAGGCAGGTCTTATGATGATTATAATTTAGAGCTTTGGAGGAGAATGTTAAACAATATAGTTTGGCTTTACAAAAAAAGAGGAACTAGAGATGCTTTAAATTTTATTTTTAAGTTATTAGGAGCCCCGGATTGTTTGTTTAATTTAGAAGAATTTATTTATGAAGTTAAACAAGTACAAGAAAATTTACTTTCAAATGCTTTAGATAGCTTAGAAGGAGATGGAGAAGGTGGTGTTGACGGTAGTGGAAGTATCACTTCTTCGCTTAATTTAGATAATAGCGCTGTAGATGAAGATGGAACTTTAATAGATGGCGCATCTCAATTGGCAGATGGTTATCCAGATGTAAACTCAACCCCATTCCAATTAGGAGGAAAAGGAAGAGGTGATGGGCAATTTTTTATAGAAAGCTTAGGGGCTGAATTTGACCCAACACTAAAAGTTGATAATCTAAAAATTAAATCAGGTAATACCAGAAATATAGTAAACACAAAAGAAATTAACGTAGACCTTAGGTCTTCTAGAGCTATCGAATGTGATGTAATGGATTGGTATGAATTAGGATATGGATGGTGGGGATGGGGAAGCTTGGCTCCTGTTTTTTCTGCCTTAACAGTTCCTTTTGAATGGCAAGTAGAAGAGTTAGAAGATGTTTTTCCTCCTAACATGAGTGCAATGACAATACAAAACTGGTTAGAATATATTTATGCTAGAAATGTAGACCCAAGAAATAGAAAAACTTTAGGCTGGCAACAAGGTCATACTGGTACTTATAGGGATTTAAAGAAAATTTATATAACTTATATGCTTTTAGATGCTAACATGTCTAATAGATTAACTTTTAGAAAGTTAGAAAAGTTTTTAAATTTACTAGAAAGGAATTTTCAAAATTTAGTTCCTTTCTTTATACCTTCAACAAGTATACTAAACTCTTATGGTACTGTTTATAAAAATACAGAATTTAATAGGCATAGATTTATTTATAGACCTGGGATAAATGATGGTTCTGAATTTAAAGTAGATATACCTCCTGTTTTTGAGCCTACTGTACAAGCTGCAGATTTTACTGTAAGTTTAGAGAATAATTTTGACGAAGAAATTAACACTCATAACTTAACTGCAATAATACCAGAAAATCCAGAAGGAACTGTTGACATTTCTAATTTCGAAGTTACATTACCTACATCTTTAGAGCCTAATACAAATTTAGCAAACGCTACAGGAAGTATATTTGAAGAAGATTTAAACACAACACCTTATGCAGACCCTCCACAGCTAACACCAATAATTTACCCAGAATAATATGTCAATAAATAAAGTAATAACATCTAGGACTATTGGTGAAAACGATGGTATTTCACAAGTATTTATACAAAATACTATACCAAAAATATTTGAACCACCTGTTGAGCCAAAAGTTTTTAATTTGCCTTTGTACAATCTTCAAGGTGCTACTTTTAAATATTATCAACAGGTAGTTGATGGTATTTCTGTAAATGTAAACAATCAAAAATCATTAACATACAATTATACTGCAAATACTAGTTCTTTTTCAGGAATTACAAATGTTGTTTATGATATATACAGAGTTGATTTTCCAACTTATGATTTTGTTGTTCAAAACTTAGATGAAGATGGAGATGAAATAAATAGTTTTACTGGTTCTACTGGTTTTACTCCAACAAAAGAAACCATTTCATCTTTGTTAGGAACTCCTTTAGTAACATTATACGAAACAGGAGATACTATATCTACTCCTACTCATATTCTTACTCTTCCTGAAATAGTAAAACCAGCAAATAGTTTTGCGGAACAGCTGCTTTTAGATAAAGCTCAATACTTTATAGATACTAGATATGAATTTATACAAGAAAGAGATAAGACTTTAGGTGGTTTTAAAATTTTAAGCGGAGGTTCTGCTGTAGACTTTTCATATTCTGGTCTTAATTCAGATGGAAACTTTTTAGTTACTACAGAAAAAGACCAAACAATAATTAGTGGAGGAACTTTTTCAGGATTAACAACAAATGGTGCTACTTTTACTTATTTTTCAGCTCCTCAAAAACCAAATATAGATGTGGTAGACGGAGGTCCTACCGTAATAGGTCAATTAGATACTTTTTCTCCTATCTTTAGTTTTAATAACGTTTCAGATGGAGATTATTATAAATTACAAGTTACATACGATTTAACAGATGCTACTTTTACAGGAGCTAGTACTTTTAATATACCTAAACAAGAAGGTATAGCTGATTTTGTAAGAACATTTTCTGTTACTTTAAGTCCTGACTCTTCTTTTTTGTATAGGCTTGGAAACACAAAAGAAGTTATTAATTTATTTGGAGTAAAACAAAGCGTAACTAACTGGGGTAGAAACGAAACGGCTATAACAGATACTGATGGAATTTACACAGTTCAAGGAACTGTTTACCAAGACTACAACTATGGTTGTCCTGTTTCTGGCGCTACTGTTACATTTACAGTTCAATTAACAACTTCAGTTTTAGAAGTTGGAGTTGATACAACAACTGATACTACAATTTCAGCAGGAACTAATGAGCCTTTAGGTGGTGGTGCTGGTACAAGCTTCTCTGCAATTACAGATTCTAATGGTAATTATACTGTAAACAATGTTGCTGGTGGTGCTGGTATAGTTACTGTTACAAAACCTGGTTATGCTGATACACCACAACCTTATGATATAGATGGAGACACAACAGGTCTTGAATTAACAATAAACTTATTGTGGGGTAGCACAGGAACAACCTTTGCAGATGTGGGAGATTGTATTTTTGTGTAGTATTTACATTTTAAATTATGTAAATAAATTAATAGATTAAAAATAGATAGTAATATTTATATAAAAAAGAATAATAAATGTCAGAACTAATATTAACTGGTGATAATGTAAATGAAGGTAGAATTAAAATTAATGATGCCAATGATGCTGCGTCATATGTTTTTGAAAGAGGTACTGGGGTAAATTCTATTGAGCAAA